AATATTATTTTAGGTCACGCAAATGTGGGAAAAACTAATCTAACTTTATATTTAATGCTTTTATATAGTATTAAACATAATTTAAAATGGTTAATATTCAGCTCTGAAAACGAGCCATATACTCTTATTAAAAAATTAGTTGAATTTTTAGAAGGAGAAGTAATAAACAAAGTACCAAAACATTATTTAGAAAAAAGGTTAGAATGGATAAATCAACATTTCAAGTTTATTGATAATGATAGTTTATATACATATAAAAGTTTATTAGAATTAGGACAAGCAGTTAAAGATGCTTGGAGTTATGATGGATTTTTAATAGACCCTTATAATAGTTTAACTAAAGACAGAGATGTTTTAAAAGGAATAGGGGGTCACGAATACGATTATCAAGTAACAAGCGAAATGAGAGTATTTTGTAAAACTAACAATATATCTATATGGCTTAATACTCACGCAGCAACTGAAGCATTAAGAAAAAAATATCCTGTCCAACACGAGTACGCAGGTCATCCTATACCACCAATGGGAAGCGATATTGAAGGAGGGGGAAAGTTCATTAATAGAGCTGATGATTTTTTAGTAATTCACAGAATGATTTACCACCCTACTGATTGGATGTATAGCCATATACATATAAGAAAAGTAAAAGATATTGATACAGGAGGGAGATGTACTCCATTAGATGCACCTATATATTTAAAAAGTATGATTAATAATGTAGGTTATGAAATAGGGGGAAGAAGTTTGATTATTAAAGAAAAAAGGGAAGATAAATTGCTATAAAATATTTATTTTCAAATGTCAGTTTTTTTTAGTAAACTTACTAAATGGATGACATACTAACTCTCCTTTATAAAAAACATCAAGATTGGATAATGATTGTAAGGGGTTTTGGTTGCAATAAAGATACTGCTGAAGATTTAGTTCAGGAGATGTATATTAAAATAAAAAAGAAGGTAGATAAGGGTTTAGATATAATGTACACAGATAAAGAAGTTAATTACTATTATATTTTTAAGACCTTAAATAGTTTGTTTTTAGATTTAAAAAAAAAAGAGAAAAACATATATTTTCAGTCAATTGAAGATTTAAATATGACAATGGAAGAAAAAATAAAATATACTGAAACTTATAGCATAGTTAAAAAAGAATTAGAGACTTTTCATTGGTACGATCAAAAAGTATATGAATTAATTGAAGGAGGAGAGAGTGTAGCTTCATTAAGTAAAAAAACAAATATTAGTTATTACTCCCTTTATAATACATACAAAAAAGTAAAAAAGAAATTAAGAAATAAAATAAAGTTATGAAAAAAGAGCATCACGCATTTGAAAACCAAATCTTCCACGAATTTAGAAAAAAAGAAAAAAAAATTAAAAAAGCTATAGAATTATTAAAAGAGAATGGTTACTTGGTTTATGAAAGAAAAGAAGTATGATACAAGACAAAGTCAAAGAACAATATAAAGCAATAAGACTCTTAGCTTTTTATGGCTATACTATAATAGATTTAGAAAATAATATTATAGATAAATGGAATATCAATAGTAAGCAAAAACACAACATAGGATATAATAGAGTACCAAAAAGAAAAACGTTATGAGATTAGGAGACTTAGTAGAAAAAATTACAACCTATACAGGTATTAAATGGATAGTAAAAAAGATATGGGGAGATAACTGTGGGTGCGATGAGAGAAAAGAAGCATTAAATAATTTTCTAATACACAGAAAAGATGACTAAACAACAACACGACAAATGGACTCAGTTTAGAGAAAAAAAATCAACATCAATCAACCAAGATGAGTTTCAGTATTTATGTGAACTTCACGCAGATTTATTTAATCATAAATTTTATAAACCTTGTACTTGCAGACCTAAGGAAATTAATCAATGGATAAAAGAAATCAACCAAAAATATAACTCCTTAGATGTCTCTACTCTTTCTTAATGATTATTTTGAAAACACTATACCTGATAACATATATAGGAAGCTAAATAAAGATAAAGGAGTTAATTATCATTTTAGATCAGATAATGTTGGTAAATGTTCTTTGCTCTATGATGACTTCAGAAAAAGTGGAGAAAAGTTTTCTAAAAAGAATTGGGAAAAATATTATTTCAAAAGACAATCTAAAGAGCCATTAATAGAAGCTGCAGATTATATAAAACAAAAATACAAGATAGATTTAATTACTGCTAAAAAATATGTTCATTACAGAATTATAGGTCAGACTTGGAATGGAATGATTACAGAAGAAAATGTAATCAAAGAACTTGAAAGAGAATATTTAAATATTTATTTTCTAAAAACAGAATATGAAAAAGATGAACAATACTTTACTGATTGGGAGGCTTGGCATAAAAAATCTTTATTATTTGGGATACAGATAAAGCCAATTAGTTATAGTAAAATGTTTACTCCTTATCAACTAAAAGCAAAAGAAAATCATAAAAGACAATCAGATAAGTATTCTAAAAAATATGGAGTTCCTCACATAATCATATACTATGAAAACAAAAAGATACACGATAAACAAAGTGTAATAGATAGAATAGATACAATAATGTTTTATAAAAGTTATGGATGAAGATAAATTAATATTAGCATTTAGGGTTTTTTTAATTATATTTTTTATTATTTATATCAGCATAATAATAAATAGATAACTTGTTTTATTCAAATTATTTAATATCTTTATAGCAAATTATAACTATGGGTAGTTTAATAAAAAAGGTATATAATATTGAAGATTTAGAAGCTAACAATAACATTACAACAATTTCAGAAATTCTTTTAAAATGGAAAAAAATAACAAAGAATGAAGATTTAGAATTAGTTGTAAAAAAATTTATTGATTTAACTTTTTATGTAAATAAAATGCAAATGGATAGAAATATCTTACAACATATTATCTCTGAAGTAAGAGAAGATAAAAACCATTATGCATTGAGAGAAAGGGAAGCAGTAAAAGAACTTAAAAAATTAAGAAATGATAAAACTATTAGATGGGAAGACCTACAAAAAAAATGAATTAATTGAAAAAATGTATAATGATTCTTTCTATTATGGAGAGATGTCAAAACTTGCATTAAGTAGTAGCTCAATTAAATTACTTTTAAGTAGTCCTAAGACATATGATTATGTCAGTAGATATGGAAGTCCTGAAAGCGATGCATTAAGGGCAGGATGGCTATTTCATACTTGTATATTAGAGCCTGATGTATTTCATTCACAAATATTTGTAGATGTTCAAAGTAAAAATACAAAGGCTTATAAGTTAGCTAAAGAAGAACATGGCAAAGTATTTACTATAAAAGAAAAAAATACTGCTGAAAAGATGGCTGATGCTTTTTTTAGAAATGAGAAAGCAAAAAGTTATATTACAGATTGTGAGTTTGAAGTTCCAATTGTAGGTAATGTTATGGGATATCCATTTAGAGGTAAAGCAGATGTTTTATGTGATAATAAGTTAGTAGATTTAAAAACTACAACAGATATAAAGTCATTTCCTTATGCTGCAAAAAAATATGGTTATGATATTCAGGTATATTGTTACTGTGAATTATTTTCTATACCTTATAAAAATTTTACTTTTGTAGCCATAGATAAGGGCAGTTTAGATATAGGTATATTTCACATTTCTGAAGAATTTTATTTAAGTGGGAAACAAAAAACAAAAGAAGGAATAAATAGATACAATACATTTTTTGAAATGGGACAAGAGTTAGATGATTATTATATAGAAGGAACTTTATAAATTAAAATTATGAGATTAAAAGAATACACAATAAATAAAGAAAGAGCACAAATTCTTTATAAACAAATAAAAGAGGTGACAAGTTTAGATATACTTAAACATACTCGAAAGGTAGAATATGTAGAAGCAAGAGCTTTGTTTAATTTTATATTATATAATACTTATGGTTGGTCTTTACATAAAATAGCAACTTTTTATAATGAAAATGGAAAAAAGTATGACCATAGTACAGTATTACATTCATTAAGAACTTTTGATGTATATAGAAAGTATAGTGTAAATTTAGATAATTGGTTAGAAGATATTGAAAAAACAGAATTAGGAGAAAAAACAAAACAAGATTTAGCAAATCAATTTGTATCTAATTTAAATACTGATAAAGTAGAATTAGCATATAATTTTTTAAAAAGCCTTTATAACCAACAACAACAAGAAAATGATTACAAAAGTACCAATAGACAAGATTAAACCAAATGCAAATAATCCAAGATTTATAAAAGAAGATAAATTTCACAAACTTGTAAATAGTATAAAAGAATTTCCTGAAATGTTAAAACTACGACCTATAGTTGTAGATGAAAATGATATAATATTAGGAGGTAATATGAGGTACAAGGCTTGTATAGAAGCAGGATTAACTGAAATATATACTATAAAAGCTAAAGATTTAACAGAAGCTCAGCAACAAGAATTTATAATAAAAGACAATGTAGGTTTTGGTGAATGGGATTGGGATATACTCGCTAATAGTTGGGATGTAGAAATATTAGCAGATTGGGGATTAGATGTAATTAAGCACGATTGGGCAGATTTAGATTATATAGATGAAGATGTAGATAAGCCTGATTTAAAGTCTAACAATACAATAGTAGTTAGCATACCTGATGAGTTAATTGATGAGAGAGATAAAATAGAACAAGAAATAAAAACTATGTTGTCAGACAATTTTAGCGGTTGTGAAGTCAAATAATACTTATTTAAATATTCTTGTTAGTTATGCTTACACAGGTAAGAGTCAAACTTTTAATGATTTTGTGATAAACAAAAGTCAATCAGGAGATATTAATTTAATGTTAGATAGTGGTGCATTTACTTTGTTTAATGCCAAATTAAAAAGAGAGTGGCTTACACTTGATAATTATTGTGATTATTTATTTAAGTATGGACATTTAGTAGAAAAGTATGTAATGTTAGATGTAATTGGAAACGATGAGGCAAGTAAAACTAATTATGAATTAATGATAGATAGAGGTTTGAATCCTATGTTTGTTTTTACAATGGCTGATAATGATTATAAATATTTAAAACATACTACAAAATTTAATAAACATATTTGTGTAGCAGGAGGTGTAACTACAAAAGGAGATTGGATAAAAAAAAGATTTCAAGATGTATATAAATATACTGATGGATTAATTCATGGCCTTGGTTATGTGTCTTATCCTTCAATGTATCAATTACCAATTCATTCAGTTGATAGTAGTAGTTGGATTCAATCATCACAAGTTTATGGTATATTAAGTTATTTTGATGATGGAATGAAAGGAGTAGCTTATAGAGATATACTTAAAAAAGTAAAAAAATTACCTATACAATTAATTAAGTTATTTGAAGAATTAAAAATAACACCAAAACAATTTAGTAATCTTGAAAACCATAAAGGTGCAAGAAGTATTGCTGCATTAGTTAATTTAATTTCTTATATTAAGTATCAAAAATATAGTAAACGATTAGGTGTTAATTTATTTTTAGCAGTTGGTAACGTAAGAAGTGTTAGAGATATTTTATTTGTTAATGAAGAATATAATAATGGAACTTTAAATTTTAGTAAATGGCAAAAGTTAAAATAGTAGTTAAATTAACATTAGAAGGATTACATAGATGGGATGGTTGTAATTTATCTGAGGTTAAGTATTTAGAAAATTTACATAGACATTTATTCTATATTAGAGTAGAAAAAGAAGTAAATCATAATGATAGAGATATAGAAATAATAAGGTTCAAAAAAGAAATTCAGAACCATTTAAATTTTAGACATTATGATGCTAAATATAAATGTTTGGTTTTTGATACTATGTCTTGTGAAGATATAGCAGAATATATATATAATAAATTTAAAGCTTCATTAGTAGAAGTTTTAGAGGATAACGAAAATGGAGCAATAATATGTTAATTTATGCACCCCTTGAACATTTAGATTCAAGATACACGACACATTTAGATAGAGATATAATAGATTATTTAGATGAAAATATGCTAATATATCATTATTTAGACCCTAAAGTTATAAATAAAGGTATTATAAATGGTAGCTTTTTAGATAGCGATAATACAGTTTATCGACAATTCACACAATTTAATGAATTTATATCGTTATTATTAAAAAGGAAAAAATTTGATATGGGCAAAGATTATACTTTGTTTACTACTGATTTATGGAATTTTAGTTTACTTGCAGTACCTTATTTAAATTATTTTAGTGGTTACAATATTAAAATAAAAGGAGTTTTACACGCAGGTAGCTTTACTGATACAGACTTTGTTAGAGATATGGAAAGGATGTATAAAGGTTTTGAGGAAATATTATTTGATATAACAGATACTATTTATGTAGCAAGTGATTTTATAAAAAATGATGTTATTAAGAAACGAATAGTTGACCCAAATAAAATAGTAGTATCAGGTTTACCAATAGATGAGAAAGGATTAAATTTACCTAAGGTAGAAAAAGAAGATATAGTTATTTTTAATGGTAGGAATGTTGATGAGAAACAACCATACCTGTTTGAAATAATGAAAGAAAAATTACCTTATAAGTTTATAAACACACAACAAAAAAATTATACTAAAGAAGAATATTATAATTTATTAAATAAAAGTAAAGTGGTAGTAAGTTTTGCTTTACAAGAGAATTTTGGTTATGGAATACAAGAGGCAGTTAAATTAGGTTGTGTACCTGTATTGCCTAATAGATTAGTATATCCTGAAATATATCCTAAACAAAATTTATACAATACATTTGAAGAAAGCATACAAAAGGTTAAAGATGCAATAGAAGGTAATTTAAGTTGCCCTATACCTAAAATTAAAACTAACAAAGAAATATTTAAAATTTGGTTTAATGATTAAAATAGAAAAAAAATACTACTTCTATGCAGGTCATAGAAACAAACAAGCAGGAGAAAAATGTGGTAGATTACATGGCCATACTTATGATGTTAAATGTATATTTAAATTTAACGAAATGAAAGATGGTGTTACAGTATTATTTAGTGATATAGATAATTTAGTAGAACCTATTATTAAGTATTATGACCATTATTTCTTATTATGGGAAAAAGATGAATTGTGTAATGTATTAGATTTTTATAATGAACCTTATAGAAAATTACCTTTTGAAAGTTCAGCAGAAAATATGGCTATTTGGTTATTTAATAGAATTAAAAATGAAGCAAAGTTACCAATAGTAAGAATAGAATTAGCAGAAACAAAATCAAGTACAGTTATATATGAAGAATAAATTAGCAGTTAGTGAGGTATTTTACTCAATACAAGGAGAAGGTCAAACAATGGGAGTGCCATCAGTTTTTTTAAGGTTAGGTGGTTGTAATTTAATGTGTGGAGGTATGGGTACTCAATTTGATGGAGAATTACATAATGGTGCTACTTGGAGATGTGATACAGTAGAAGTTTGGATGAGAGCGCAAAGTATAGACTTTGAAAAAATATTGCCGGAAGAATGTGTTAATGCAATTAAAAATAATGCTCATTTAATTATTACAGGAGGAGAGCCAACAATGCAACAAGAGGCAGTAACTGAATTTATAAAATGGGTAAGAAACAAAATAAACAGAAATGTATTTGTTGAAATAGAAACAAATGGTACTATTGAACCATCAGAAGATTTTAGAGAAGAAGTAGGATTATTTAATGTAAGCCCTAAACTATCTAATAGTGGTAATAGTAAAGCACAAACACTTAACCCTCAAGCTATAAAAGTATTTAATAAAGTAAATTCTATATTTAAATTTGTAGTATCAAATGAAAAAGATTATAATGAGATAATGGAAGATTATTATGAGTTAGTAGATAGAGATAAAATATATTTAATGCCTGCAGGAGAAAATCAAGAGTTATTAAATGAAACTAAAGAGTATGTTGCTGAATTATGCAAACAAGAATATTTTAAATTCACAACAAGATTACATATAGAAATTTGGAACCAAAAAACAGGAGTATGAATTATATAGAACATTTATTAGGTATTTGTGGTGAACATTGGCACCCTAATATCTTACACATTACATTAACAATACTAATTATATTAATTATTAAAAAAATATATGAAGCAGATAATACCGTGGTTTGAAGTATATTATAGATTAAAAAATGCTACAAAGAAATTACCATTAGATACTAAATATTATGGAGTTCCAAGAGGTGGTCAAATAGTTGCAGGTATTACAGGAAATGCAGTTGACACAATAGAGGAGGCTGATTGTATTATAGATGATTTAATTGATAGTGGAGCAACATTCGAAAGATACAAACAATATAACAAACCTTTTATATCATTAATAGATAAAAGAATAGAGTATCATAATAAATGGGTAATATTTCCTTGGGAAAATGAAGAAGGTAATGTAGAAGATAATGTTAGAAGATTATTACAGTATTTTGGAGAAGATGCAAATAGAGAAGGTCTACAAGATACTCCTAAAAGATATGTAAAGTTTTTTAAAGAGTTTTTAAACCCACCTGTATGGAAGTGTACTACCTTTGAAGGAGAAGGATATGATGAAATGATAGTACAAACTGATATACCTTTCCATTCTTTGTGTGAACACCATATAGCACCTTTCTTTGGTTATGGACATATAGCATACATACCTAATAAAAGAATAGTAGGATTAAGTAAGTTAGCAAGAACTTTAGAAACATATTCAAGAAGATTACAAAATCAAGAAAGAATAACTACTCAAGTAGCAGAATTTTTATGGAATGAATTACAACCTAAAGGTGTTGCAGTAGTTTTAAAGGCAAAACATATGTGTATGGAAATGAGAGGAGTCAAAAAACACGATACCTATACTACAACAAGTAAAATGATGGGGAGTTTTAAAGAAGATTATAAAGCAAGAACAGAATTTTTAAAACTAATAAAGTAGACAAAAATGGACAAAAAATTAGCAAAAAAGGGATTTATAGATGCATATGAAAGAAGTTTTGGTAATATATTGGTTTCTTGTAAGACAGTAGGTATAGCAAGACAGACTTATTATAATTGGATAGAACAAGATGAAGAATTTAAAAAACAAATAGAATCTATTCAACCTAAAGAAAGATTTTTAGATTTTTTAGAAGGTAAATTAGTAGAAAAGATAAATAGTGGAGATACAACCTCAATAATATTTGCTTTAAAAACAAAGGGTAAGAAAAGAGGATATGTAGAAAGACAAGAAATAACAGGAGCAGATGGAATACCTAACAACTTTCAAATTGAAATAGTAAGAGGTGCTAAAGATAAAGACTAATATAGTTTATGACCATTTACTTGAATCAAATAAAAAAATAGTAATTGAACAAGGAGGTACAAGAAGTGGTAAAACCTACAATATACTACTTTGGATTATATTTCAATATTGCACAAATCACAGAAACGAAGTTATAACTATATGTCGAAAAACCTTTCCTGCATTAAGGGCAACTGTAATGAGGGATTTTTTAGATATATTAAGAGAGTATGATTTATATAGAGAAGTTTATCATAATAAATCTAATTCTGAATATTTTTTATTTGGTAATTTAATAGAGTTTATATCATTAGACCAACCACAAAAGGTAAGGGGTAGAAAAAGAGATTTACTTTATGCTAATGAAATAAATGAACTTACTTGGGAAGATTGGCAACAATTAATCTTTAGAACTAATAATAGAATAGTAGGAGATTTCAACCCATCAGATGAGTATCATTGGTTATATGATAAAGTAATACCAAGAGATGATTGTGAGTTTTATCAAACAACTTACTTAGATAATCCTTTTTTAGATGATACCTTAATAAATGAGATAGAGAGGCTTAAAGACACAGATGAACAATATTGGCAAATATATGGCTTAGGAGAAAGAGCAAGAAGCAGAGCTACTATATTCAATTATATAGAGATAGAACAAATACCTGAAGAAGCAGAATTTATAGCACATGGAATGGATTATGGATTTACTAATGACCCAACAACCTTAGTAACTGCATATAAGATTAATCATAATTTATATTTTCAAGAAAGATTATATAGAACAGGAATGACAACAAATGATATACACCAATTTTTAAAGTTAAAAAGAATTGATGGACCTATATATTCTGATACTGCTGAACCAAGATTAAATGAGGAGTTAAGAAGAATGGGTTGGAATATTAGAAAGAGTGAAAAAGATATAAAAGCGGGTATTGATATGTTAAAACGATATAAGATACATATAACAAAAGATAGTAATAATGCTATAATGGAATTTAGAAACTATAAATGGAAAGAGGATAAAACAGGTATTATAACTAATGTACCAATAGATGCTCATAACCATATTGTTGACGCCTGTAGATATTGTACTTACTCCATATTATCTAAACCAAACTTTGGTAAATACGCTATTAGATAAAATTTTTTTTATTTTTTTCTTGTATTATTAAGAATTTTTAATATCTTTAGATAAGTAATTAAAAATAAGTATAACTAAATATTTAAAAAATGAAAAAAGTAATCAATAAAATTAATTTACAGACAAGACAAAATAATAGTAATCTTGCAAAACAAATAGCAAATTTTTTAGGATTAGATTATAGTGTTGTAAATAGAAGTGTTAAAATAAATTATGTTAGTAAAAATTATGCTAATATAATTGTAAATGATAATTGGGATAATAAAATTAACTTTAATTTAAATAATTTAAAATAATTAAGATATGAGTAATAAAAATGTAAAAATAGGAGATATATTTTATTCTTCTTGGGGGTATGACCAAACTAATATAGATTATTATATGGTTACAAAATTAATTGGTAAAACTATGGTAGAAATAGTAGAAATAGAAAGCAAATATGATGAAGAAAATAGTAATAAATATACAGATGCTTTATTACCTTATAAGGTAGTTAATCCAATAGCAAAAAGATATAGAAGAAAAGTTAAGGAAGGTTGGAAAGGAGAACCTAAAGTAAATATAGAATATTGGAGAAGTGCTTGGAAATGGGATGGTAAACCTAAAATGGCAACTAATTATAATTATCATAGATAAATTTTGTGATATTAAGAATATTTAATATCTTTAAGTAAATTAAAATAATTAATATGAATCAATTTAAAATTTTTGGGTATAATGTAGACTTTTATGATAGAAAAAAGTTTGTAGGTAGTTTAAAGTTAGATGAGCCTGATAGAGAGTTGATGGGTTATGCAGGTAGAAAGCAATTAGCTTATAAAGGTGAGTTAACTAAAGGTACTAAAAAGGTAAAAGTAGATGGTGTTTATTTAACTGAATGTATTCCTTTATGCGGTAGATTAAAATAGTATGCATTTTCAACCACACGAAATAGAAAGATTAATTTTAACTTCTGACCCTGATGGTGTGTGGAGTATATTTAAAAAAATGGGGTTAGAGCCTGAGTGTAATTATATAGAAACTAAATACTTTAAAAAATGAGATACACAAGACCAATGCGTAATTTTGGGAAATTAATTAAAGATATATTTTTTCCACAAAAAGCAACTCATGGATGGTGCAGATACCCTTTGAGTGCTAAAGACCAAGAACAAAAAGAAATGTATATACACATTATAATTGAGGAATTAGATCAGAAAATAAAAATCAAAGAAATAGAATAGTATAGTTTATTTAGTTTGTTTTAGTTAATTTAGAGGGGTAGCAGAAATGTTACCCTTTTTTTTATTACTAAAAAACTTAAAAATAATCGTTATATAATTATGAAGGTAGAAATAACTATTCCTGAATCGTTGTCTGAAATAACTTTAGGACAATATCAAAAGTATTTAAAAATACAAGAACAGAATAATGATAATCATTTTCTGCAATCAAAATTAATTGAAATATTTTGTGATGTGCCTTTAGATGTAGTATATAAAATGAAATTAGCTGATACTAATTCTATTTCAGATATGTTGGTAGAACTACTTAAACAAGAGCCTGAGTTAGTAAAACAAACAAAGATTAATGGTGTTGATTATGGTTTTATACCAAAACTTGAAGATATAAGTTTAGGAGAATATATTGACTTAGATACAAATATAAATGATTGGCAAAATATGCATAAAGTAATGAATGTATTATATAGACCAATTAAAAATAAAAGTCATGGAAGATATAACATAGAGGATTATGATGCTAATGATGGATTACATATGAAGGATATACCTTTAGATTGTGCAGTAAGTTCAATGATTTTTTTTTATCGTTTAGGGATAGACTTATCGACAACTATCCTGAGCTATTTACAAAACAAGGAGGAGGAGAATTTAGTGCAATATCTCAGTTCTCAACCAAATGGGGATGGTATGAGTCAATATATACACTCGCTCAGGGAGACATTACAAGAGTTGAACATATCACTGAATTAAATGTTCATAAGTGTTTTATGATGTTAGCTTTTATTAAAGAAAAAAATGAATTAGAAATTAAACAAATAAAAAAGTATAAATGAGTAATCAAGGAATAAGAGGTTTTTATCAAATAACTCAAACAATAAAAAATACTTTATTAGCTGATGTAAATGTTAATACAGTAACCACAGGAGATATAAGCGAAGTAGATTTAAACAAACAAACTATATTTCCTTTATCTCATATGATTATTAATAATGTTAGTCAAGAAGAACAGACATTAAGTTTTAATATTTCTGTATTAGCTATGGATATAGTAGATATTAGTAAAGATCAAACTACTGATTTATTTGTAGGAAACGATAACCAACAAGATGTCTTAAATACTCAATTAGCAGTATTAAACAAACTAATTCAAAAATTAAGAATGGGAAATTTATATAGAGATAAATATCAATTAGATGGTACTGTTTCCTGTGAGCCTTTCTTAGATAGGTTTGAAAATAATATAGCAGGATGGGTTGCAACATTTGATGTAACAATAGAAAACGATATACCTATTTGTTAATGGAATTAAAAGAAGTAA